TACAGTGTGTTCTGTACTGTTGCACCATGGATAGCACATAGAAGTGCTCCACCTAAGATTCCTGCAACACCCATCATGTGAAATGGATTCAATGTAATGTTGTGGAAACCTTGAATGAATAATATGTAACGGAAGATTGCTGCTACACCAAATGAAGGTGCAAAGAACCAACTGTGTTGCCCTAGTGGGTAGATTAAAAAGACGCTAGTGAATACTGCGATGACTGCAGAGAATGCAAGTGCGTTGTAAGGACGAATGCCTACAAGTCCTGCTATCTCAAACTGACGTAACATAAAACCTATGAGACCGAACACACCATGTAATGCTACGAAGTTCCATAGTCCACCGATTTGTAACCAACGAACGAAAGAACCCTGTGCTTCAGGACCCCAAAGGAATAATAAACTGTGACCCATTGCATCGCCAGGTGTTGACACTGCTGCGGTCAGAAAGTTTGCTCCCTCAAGATATGAGGATGCGATACCATGTGTGTACCAACTAGTAACGAATGTGGTTCCTGTGAACCAACCACCAATTGATAGAAAAGCACAAGGCAGAAGTAAAAGACCAGACCATCCTATGAATACAAAACGGTCTCTCTTTAACCAGTCATCAAGAACATCAAACCAACCTCTTTGAGTTTGTTGTAAGGTAGATGCTACCATTAATTTCTCCTAATAAAAAGGGGTCACGAAGACCCCCTGTGATTATATCAGTTAAGTTATTAACCGATTGAAGGTGCTGTTAAAGCAACTTGTGAAGACTCAGCAGATGCTAGGTCTAGTGGGAAGTTGTGTGCATTTCTTTCATGCATAACTTCCATACCAAGGTTTGCTCTGTTTAGAACGTCGCCCCATGTAGGAACGATTTTACCTTGTGCATCAACAACACTCTGGTTGAAGTTAAATCCATTAAGGTTAAATGCCATTGTGCAAATACCCATTGAAGTTAACCAAACGCATACTACAGGGAATGTAGCAAGGAAGAAGTGAAGACTTCTTGAGTTGTTGAATGAAGCATATTGGAAGATAAGTCTTCCGAAGTAACCGTGTGCTGCAACGATATTGTATGTCTCTTCTTCTTGACCGAACTTGTAACCATAGTTCTGTGACTCAAGACCAGATGTCTCTCTGATTAGTGAAGATGTAACTAGTGAACCGTGCATTGCTGCGAATAATGCTCCACCGAACATTCCTGCAACTCCTGCCATGTGGAATGGGTGCATAAGAATGTTGTGCTCTGCTTGGAATACAAACATGAAGTTGAATGTACCAGAAATTCCTAAAGGCATACCATCAGAGAATGAACCCTGACCAAATGGGTATACTAAGAATACAGCAAATGCTGCTGATACAGGTGCTGAGTAAGCAACACAAATCCAAGGACGCATACCTAAACGGTATGATAGTTCCCACTGTCTACCCATGTAGGCAGAAATTCCAATAAGGAAGTGGAAAATCACAAGTTGGTAAGGACCTCCATTGTACAACCACTCATCGAGTGTTGCTGCTTCCCAGATAGGGTAGAAGTGTAGACCAATTGCGTTTGATGATGGTACAACTGCACCTGAGATGATGTTGTTACCATACATTAAAGAACCTGCTACGGGTTCTCTGATTCCGTCGATATCGACTGGAGGAGCAGCAATAAATGCTACTGTAAAACATGCTGCTGCTGCGAGCAAGCATGGAACCATGAGTACACCGAACCAACCAACATAGATTCTGTTGTTTGTTGAAGTTACCCACTGGCAGAACTCAGACCATCCACCTAGGATGCCTTGTTCTCTTTTTGCTATAGTTGTCATGAGGACGTTAAAAGTAATTAGGGTTCTAAGGGTAGAACGATAATTATATTCCGATAATCCCTTCACTATCGGTTTGAGAGACGTAATTTAACGACCCATAGGTCTCGGTTAACGGGTCGGGTAGATGTTGAAAAGAACACCTGACGTTATTTATAGTAGTATAACTTTACAATATAGTCAATAAGTATAAATACTCAATTCTTTTTGAATACTGAGAATGCTGTACCTAATAGTACTTTCCAGAAACCAGTCTTAGCATCGCCCTGTAAGTTGTCAAACATATACATGTTCAATCGGAAAGCATAGTTTGCTTCCGTTACTATAGCGTTGACGTCTCCTTCGCCAAGAGGTAGGTTGTCCAAAGCATCACGATACTTTTGTTTGAATGCTTTCTTGTCTTCTATATCAAACTCATAGAAGTTTAGACCTTCACCTACAGGTAGGTCTAGTGCCTTTGCTGCAATGCCTTTTAATATCTGTCCGCCTGATAGGTCACCAAGGTAGCGTGTGTAATGATGTCCTACTAATAAGTAAGGGTTCTCATCTGCCACCTCGTGTATCCTTTCCACGTACTGTATACATGCTTCAGATGGTTTGATGATTGCATTCCAGTTTGCACCATAAAAATACCTCAAGTCTTTCTTGAGTGCATCTACACGATGCAGTTCTGGAAAGTCTATGTCGGCAACAAGTCTATCAAAAAATTTATTACCCTTGTCATCTAGTCTTGCAAACTCTTCTTCGATTGCAGAATAAACAAAATAAAAATCCTTGATAAGTTCTCTGTAGTTCTCTTCACTAACTACTCCACCAAGAAAAGAAGCGATGAACTTAGTGTTCTCCGCTGCTGTGTGTGACCTCTTGGTTCCTACTTTAAGGTCTTTTGCTAATGCCATTATCCTCTGTTTAAGAAATAGTGATTTATGACTTCTATTTTTTCGTGTGCTTTACCTATCTTTTCCAGTTCTTTTTCGATAGTACCTAGCACATCAGAGTGTTCTCCAATGCCTACTGGTTGGTTAAGATAGATTTCAACGTTCTGTTGATGCTTACAAATCAATCCTTGATAGTAATTTAGTTGAGATTTTAAAATCTGGTCACGCAAGTTGATTGCCATGAAGTCGGTAAGATATATTTATTCATCCATCATAGCATACATCATCACACATATCAAGCTTGTAGTCACAGCGGTGCCTGAGAGTATCATCAGTACCATCTGGAATATGTGTGAGGTGGATGCCATTACATGCCTTGCCAAAAGTTATCGGTAACAGGTTGTAGGTTTCTCGATACGAAGTAGAGTCCTAGGTTGCATACAAACCAGTTAAGGTTTATTATCCAAGTTTGTCTCCATAGATACTTCCTGTTAGTCTGCACTATGAAGATGTTGCGTTCGTTGTCACCTTGTTTAACAACTTGTTCTAGACCTAACGCTACTACGAATCCGATAGCAAAAATATAAAAGCAAAAGTTTAAGAAACTAGATGCTGTCAGCAGTAGTGGTATCATGACACCAACCCTGCAACGAAACTAAAACACACTGAACTGTAGAATATCCAAGGTATGTATTTTAGTGGTATTGGTGTCATGATAGAAGTCCTAGTGACCCTGCTGTCACTCCGACAGTCAGGAAGAATATAAACTCAAACACAGGCATAAATCCTGCGTTCTTCAGTAAAAATTGAGTCATTTGTGCTTGTGCTCCTCAGCGATTAATTTTAAGAATAGACTACTTGAAGAATGGTATCGTTAAATACGACGTATGCTCCAAGAACAGAGATGAAAATTGATTGATACATGGTTGTAATAATACTTAACATAGTATATAGGTATTTTTACTCTATGTCAATAGGAACCCGCTCCCTGATAGACGGGTGACATGATACCACCTTCGGGGTCATCATCGTCATCATCATTTCCGAGTGCCCTCAGAAATAATTCAATACCCACTAGTGCTGCTACTGGATAGAATATCCAAAGGACAGCGAAGAAAGGAGATATTGCATTTGTATCTAAGAATTCACCCAAAATTTGACCTGTAAAGAATTGTTACGAATAATTATTTAGTTTTGTTAAGTTCTACACGAAAAAAAATTAAACGTATGATATTGTAGAACCTAGAGTTTGCACTACCGCAAATAGAGAAATGAGGATAGTGAAACCCGCAGTGGTCTCCTTGGAGTAGTTCATTAAACTACACCAAAGAACATGTGACCAGTGGTAATGTAGGAGAAAGATGCTGCTACAAGACCAAGCATTGCCAATTGACCATTGATTCTCTCAGCGATAATCTTTTGTCTCTCTGGTTGCTTTCTTTCTGTTGTTGTTGCGTTTGTCATTATACTAAACCTGGTAGAAGTTGACCTGTTGCTGTGTATGATACACATAAGATGACAAATGCCATCATTGCTGCACGACCTTGTGCTTTGATAAAGATGTCGTTGTTGTTCATTGTTTTAGAGTAGGGGGAAAAACGAATTTAGAAAATGCCAGGAATAATCTGACCTGTTGTAGCGTATGCTCCGAATGCTGCTACGAAACCGAGCATTGCTGCCCAACCGTTAAACTTTTCTGCTTCTGGTGTCATTTGTTTGTACCTAAGTGAGTGATTGATTTAAAAAATGCCTGGTGCTATCCATCCGAATAGACCATAGTTGATTGTGCCGATTACTAAACCGAGCATTGCGAGACGTCCATTGACTCTCTCTGCGTATCTCCAGTAGTTACTGGTTGTGTCTATGATAGGTGTCTTCGTCATTAGAAAATACCTGGTATCATTTGACCTGTAGTAGCGTATGCCCCTACGAATGCAACGAACCCTATCATTGCCCAACGACCATTTACTTTCTCAGCGTTCTGAGGATAGCTGTCGTAGGAGATAGACTCGTCAATGTACGGACGTACATCCGTAGGATACATGTTCTGGCGACCTCCGCCTTCTGTAACTGTAGTCATTTGTGCTTTGTTAAGAAACGTAACATAATTATATATAAAAGATTAAGTTTTGTCAACCCCTATGTGCCAATTTGCCAATTGTCTTTCGATTTCTTAATGTTTCCTATAGATTTTACTTATATTTGCAACGTTTTGTAATGCTGAAGCACTTATATATACAATAGGGTAAGTTGTATTCAAATGAAAAAGTTTTTACCAATCGTTATGTTAGCAGGATTTAGTAGTCCTGCGTTCGCAGATATCACCCAGACCATGAGTTCTAGCGTACAACTCAGTGTTTCGGCAGCAGCAACTCAGGTTGAGCGAGTCGGTAGCACGTACAGTGTAAGCGGAAGTGGTGTGGATACTACATATACACCTACAGGTGGTAGTGCAGTATCAGATGGTATTGGTTCATTGACTATCTCATCAGGAGTTGGTGCGATACCGTCGTTAGAAGCGACCCAAAAAACTGCAGGCTCAGCGTTCAGCTTCAGTCAAACTTTTGTTCAAGGTGATGCTATAAGTAGTAGTGCACCATCAGTAGGTGCAGTAGCAAACTATAGTGATGTCACATCTACCGCATCTGGTTCAGCAGGAGATCTAGCTGGTACAGTAAATAGTAGCGGGGCATTGACGGTGACTGCTGGTGGAGCAGGAACTGTAGCTACAGGACAATTCGTAACAACCTTAGAAATCAAATGATCTATGAGGTGTGAAACAGTAGATGACTATGACCCAGAAAAAGATTATAGCTATCTCTTGTGCGATAGGTGTGGCATGTGTAAGTGCCACGCCTGTAAGTGCGATTCCTGTGGTGCCAAATTTTACACAAGGCTCGATGACGTCAGTGACGACAACGACTTCGACGGTAAACGAGACGATCAATTCTATGGATTACGCGACAGGTTGGACGTATTCCGTAAGTGGTCACGGGGTAGAAACCGACGCAAACAGCATAGTGCCAGATAGCACATCGACGCAATCACAAAATGTAAACACTGTGAATTCAACATGGACAGGATTAGATTTATCAAGTCAAAACAAACCGAACTGGAGACAGTCACAGGCAGGAGGGAACTTCAGTCTAATAGAGCATTATTCAGGACCAGGTCTTCAGACTCACACGATAATACAAAGAGAAACAACTATAAATTCCGTCACCGAGTCAACAAGCATATTCTCAAACTGACTACTGCTATTGCAGTTTCTACAGTTACATGTCTACCTACATATGCACAAACAGATGTAGGTGGAGTTAGTGCGACTGCAAATCCCGTAGCTAATTCTAGTGGCTCAGTGACCAATCAAGCTATACAGGTTTTGCAAGGTCCGTATATAACTAACCAGTATGGTGATGGTATATCATGTCAAAGTGCTACCATGAATTTTACACCATACGTCACCAGAACAGGAACATGGCAAGACCCTTACGAGGCATTCTATAATGATCCAGTCTACAACAACGTAGACGCTAATGACGATGGTGTGCCTGACAGTCCTGGCGAAATATTATATTACATCCCTACACGTACAGGTCAGAAATCTACACAGAATATAAATCTAGGTATTTCTATGACTCTTTCTATACCTCTAGACAAGAAAGCATCTAAACTTTGTAAGGAAGCAGCAACGTTGCACAATGCATACCGTGCTCAGTTAACTGCTAACAAAAGATTAGATTTTGAGATTGCAAGATTGAAAAATTGTGGTGAACTCAAGAAGCAAGGTATAGTCTTCCATCCTAAGTCACCATACTATAGTGTATGTGCTGACGTTATGTTAATCAATCAACCTAATGTTGTAGGTCCTCATGTACATGAGATACCTTCTACTTCTTCGGATACTTTAAAGGACTTAAACCTTTCGATTGGCGATACTGATTAGCACGAACTTCATCTCTTGTTAGTTTTCTTGGTGTTTTACCTAACTTCTTTTGAATTGTAGTTATAAGTTTCTTTACCACAGGTTTTACAACTCTCAATAATAATGGTGTAGCAGCAGCTGCTGCAGTTGCTACGACTGCTATTGATGCTGTTGTGCTGACCTGATTTGTGCTTGGTAAAAATTTCTCAACAGCAGTAGTGTCCTCATACAATACTACACACGTAGTTCCTTGCAGTTCATGTCCTACTACCTTCTCGCTACCGTCCTGTGTTAAGTCACCGACTCTTGGTTGATTAGGTGCAGGACACTCTGTCTCTCCTACGTTACCTGTCTCAGGAACTTCTGGTGCACCTGGCGGTTCTGGTGGTGGTTGTACAGCAGGAGGTGGTGTCTCTGTAAATATATTCAAATCTTCTGGAGTGTAGTCCATCGCATTAAACGATGGCATCTCTGCGTCACATAGAACTCTAACGTCATCATCTTGCTTGAGGTTAGGGTTCTCTCTATTCTCTGCAGCATCAGGATGAAACTCTACACAACCTGGCATGTCTACGATAGGTGTACCAATATTCAAAATAAAAGGTGCCTGTGGCACCATGGTTGGAGAAACATAAACATTTGGTATGGTTATGCTTCTAATATCAATTGTCTGTATACCTGTTCTAGGAATGTAAATCTTTATTGGTTCCACGTCTCATCGTATGTAGATAGTGAAGGACGTCATCACGAACCTCAAACAGTTCGTGATAACAACTTTGGTCATGAGCAGCTGCCCTAATTGAATCATCTGGTTTATGAAGACTTTCCATTAGCAAATCAATTGCTCTGTTCCTTTTATCTTCTTTATCCTCTGACAATGGGATTGGCCAAATCATTTTAGAATGAAGGTAACTGTGGTACTGCAGGACCTGTGGCATCAGGTAATGATGGTAGTGCATCTGTCACTCCACCCATAAGATTGCCTACGATTTTCTCTTTGGCAGCATCAATGAGTGCATCCTTTCTAATGAATACGTATCCACCCAGACCAACTACACCAAGTGCTACAACACCTGAGAAGATGGCGATTCCATTTACGATTTTTTGCATAGTAATTAAAGTTTGTAATTGTCCTTGTCGTTTGACTCAGGAGGTTTAGCAGTAAACTGTACTGGTGCTTGTTCAATACGAATAGTTTGTGCAGGGGCAGTTTGTGATGCTGCTGCAATTAACTTTTCCATATCTCCTTTACTTACACCACCATTAGAACCACCTTGTGCTCCTCTCTTGGACGTCGTGACGCCAAAGGTAGCTAAAACTCCAGTAAAAACCGAAGCTATGAAGGTCGGATCAAGGTCTTGCTTAGGTATTTTAAAGGCGGGTGGTAGGTCAACATATGCTAATGTCAGTATCCCACCGCTCCAAATCAAAATACCTAGACGCACAAAAGTAGACAAGAGCATCATCTGCTCTTCTTTATCTTCTGCATGGTCTTTAAGTTTACCAAAGAAACCCTTCTTAGGTTCCTCTTTCTTTGTTTCTTCTTTTTTATCAGGCATAGATTTTATCAATCTATGTTATATAGCATCGTAGCACAGTTACTTTACACTGTCAAGGAATGTTTTACGCATTCCTCTTACACCATCCCAGTCTTCATTGAGTGCAGCGTTGACATGCTTCATTAGATTTGTTGTGTCTCTTCCTGTTGCTTCTAGTTTTGCCATAGTGCTTGCTACAGACGAACCACCGAACACCGTATCGTATTTGTCTGCTGTCTTGTGGTTGAAGTTAGTAAACAACTTACTGTTGTAGTTGTATAGCATGTTGAATATACCAGATGTCTGATGATATACTTTACCGTCCATAACAACTGACTGGTTACCCCACTTAGAACTATCTTTACTCTCTGCAGATACATGTGTGGATACAAACTTTGTTAGTTTTTCTAGTTCATCCATAACCTTCATAGGTTGTGCTACAAATATTACTGTCTTCTCTATTGATTTTATATTAACAACGTTGTCTGATAGATTCCATTGTGGAACTGTGTCTGCACCAAACAATTTAGTTGTGCTGTAATCAGAGATGTCGTCAAAGAATACTGCTGTTCCTGCTATCAATACTACAGGTAGTCTTGTACCTTTTGTTATTAGGTAGTGTAGTTGTGATGGTTTTACAGTAGCAACATACTGAATAAACTTATGTCCACCTTCTTTACACCAGTCCTTACAATACTTTAGTGCAGTAGGTAAGTTACCAATAAAATGCACGACTGCTTTATGACTTGGAAAACCAATGTCAAATGTTTTTAATGCTGTAATCGCTGTTTGTGTAGATGCTTCATCTTCTACCTTAACGACAATGTGAGGTAACCAATCCATTTATCACACGCTATTTTTTATTATTTATGAGACCCTTAACGTCATCTCTCCTGTGTGTTGTCCAATCGTTCCTTCTAAAAGATAATTGAATGCAACCATGTATCTATTCTGTCCAGATAAATTAGTTTCTACTTTGTGCATGACGTGTGATGGAAATATGAAGAGGTCTCCTCTGTTCACTTCAAATGCCCAGTTCTCAGAGTTAAATAAATTCTGTTCAACAAGTGCGGGTCGTATAGTATTAGTCGTCCACGTTGGTGAAGTATGAGATTGATTGAATACTATCGCACCTGACTGAGGTGCACAATGCAAATACACACCGCCACTTATAAATGAATTAGTGTGGTAGTGTTTAGGTGAGTAACCATCTATGCCATGTTTGTTTATCCATGACTGTGAATGTACTGGTCTACCTTGTCCTACCTTTAAGAGTTCAAATAAAAATATCTCAACATGTTTATCTACTTGTTGCTTGATAGATTTAAAAGGTTCAGAGTCAAGTATCTTACAGTCTTCACTACTCCAACCTGTTTGGTCAGGATACTCACGGTAAGGAATAGTTTCTAAGAAACCAAAATCTATATTATCATCAATCTCTACACGTCCCTTGTATAGGGGTGTAGAGAATAATGGAATTACTTCACTCTGTTGCATAGGGACTTTTACAGACGTCGGATTTGTTTGGGTATGCAGCGACCTCTGGGTCTGGGTCTAACCACTTAACATACTCAGGGTCTTCTATACAATAGTCTAGTTGTATAGAACTGTCAAGGTAGTACATGTCTCTGTACTGTCTTGTGATTTCGTTGAACTTTTGTATACGAAAATCTGGTTGTCCATTGATTTCTAGCAAACCTTTTTGCACGAAACGATATGGAAATCTTTCTAGGATAATGTCAACTTGCATCGTTGTGGTCGCGGAGGTAGTCATAGTTGTCGAGGTCTTCGGGTGATTGTGGAACTACCATTATTTTACCACCGTCAGGTTTAGTTACCAATACCACTGTGCCACTTTCTGCTTTGTCACAGTAGTAGTCCTTTCTCTCCTCAAATTCTTCCTCAGTAATTTCAATCATTGGGTAAACTCCAGAAATCTCCTTCTTTGGCACCTTTGGGGTACTTAAAATCAAAACGTAAATCAATCACATCGGCATTACAAACACCAGTCTCACCTAACCACTGCACACATTTCTGTGGTTCTTCCTTATAAAATCTGCATGAAAAAGGAGTTAGTACATGACCAACTCTATGTAAATTTTTAGGACGATAGTGCCATACATTATACATCAATGTAATCCTACCTTCGTTTCCACTAGGTAAGACGCCATGTATATAGCGTGGGTTGAAAGTAAGAAACTTGCCTTCCTCTGGTGATGAGAAAGACACTTCTGTTGGCGGGAAGTTGAGTAGTTCTTGTACGTGTCCGCCTGTAATTGTATCCAATATTATAGTAGGACTGGTATGATTTGTCAAGTATGTGACAGTAGAACAAAAAGGATAACGCATCATGCCATCCTTCTCCATCCTCATGACCTCATCATGGTCTGAGTGAAATGCTATTGCTCTATCATCTTCTGTAAACACATGGAACCACCATTCAAAACCCATAGGGTATCCAAATGGTATGCCTGAGATATTATAATCATCTTTCAGATACATGTCGAAAGAATCTTGTATGTATTTCTCTATCGTATTCTCAGGTTCGTCATGAATACCTATCCACATGCTGCCTTGTAAAGGATGAAATGCTTTGATTTCTTTCTTTAGATGTTCTACTGAAGGCGAGTCAATAATTGGTGGATATGATATTACATTCATCTAATAATTACGTCAGACATTTTGGTAGTTCTTTTGCGTGGTTTCTCCGTTCCTACATGTAGTTCGGGTTTCTCTGTCGCTTCCTTACATGCTATCACATAATTCATATCTTGTCCACCATAAGTGTTACCACACACATACGTTTGATTATCGCATCCGCACATGTGGTAGTCATGCTCATGTTTACTAGTAACTGTTTTATTACACTTACTGCAAGTTACTGTTGTCATCTCTTTTTTCTATGTCTATAAACAGAAAGACCATATCGTCGTCAGAATAATTGTATCCTGCATGAACATAGTCCATAACATCATATATCTGAGGTTCACCCTCAGTCCAAAAAACTTTTTCTCCTCGCCAAACCATGTAGCAATCGTTGGAAGGAATGTATAGTGGTACCTGTATTCTCCTGTATTTTTTACCGTAAACTGGTGGGTCTTTGTGTGCACCCAGTTCAGTTCCAGACTCGAATACTGATATAGTTGCGAGAATAATTTCATCGCTTAATAAGATTTGCCTTGCCCTGTCATCTGTGACAACCTTATGTCTAACTTCACCTGTGGTTCTTTTGTTAGATGCTTTTAACCAGCAGAAATATATATCCTTGTTAGAATAACCAACAGCAGTAGGTGCTCGTCGTAGGGGAAAATCTGTTCTTGATGCCCAGTCATAAAGATAATCTACATCAGTTCTTTTCATACTTATCTAAAACATATAATGTAGGATTGGATGATTCTATCCATTCGTGCCACTCCATGTACAACGCATAAGCATCGTCGTACTGTTTTTCCAACAGTAGTTGTTCTATTCTGTCCTGCATCCAATCTAACAAGAAGTCAAACTGCTCCTTAATCGGTTGTGGTAGGTCGTTCATAGTAGTCTTTTTTCATATAGCGTCCTAAAATATTACTATTATAATACTTTGCTTCGCCATTTAATTGTTCACTCAATACGTTATTTAGAAACAGTTGACGAGTCTCTTCGTAGTTGACCCATCCTTTTGTTGCATGTAGTGATATTATCTCTCGTCTAAAAACCGAGTTTCCAAGAGATTTTCTATCTTGATTAAGCTCTTGACTGCTGCCATAGTATTTTTTCCAGTCACTTTCAGATTTAACCTTCCGAGACTTACCTCTAGGCTTTCTAAATTGGTAGAAGTATTTTCTTCCGATGTACTCCTTACCTGTTGTTGTATTTGTAATCCTGTAGACAAAACCGAAGAAGTCGCCAATATCGTCAGAAGTAAAAGTTGTACCTTTGTAGTACCATGGGTTGTCATAATCAGTCGGGGTAACCGTCATCGTCATCCCCACTATACCACTGTTCACCCTCACTGTCAATGTACGCACTGGCATCTGCATACACTTCTGTTTTCAATTCAGCGAGGAGGTCTTCAAGTTGTGTTATGATTGCTTTCAATCTTGTTTTTTGCATATAAAAAATGCCCTCGACTACTATATGTAGCAAGGGCGATTCTTAAGTTATATTAGGTTAGTTTAACTGCAGGGTACTGCACCGCTTTTAACCTTTAAACCACGATACATTAAATCGTGTCTGTTACGCTGCTCAGATTCTCTAATAATCTTAGCATTGTACTCCTCAGTGTCATATTCGACACCACGGTAAGTGACTTTTGCCATTGGTTTTCTCCAAAGTAGTAGGGATTTGTGCCCCGTTCCTTCAGTCGAACATTTGCGTCCCCTAGGGGATGAACGAATCCGTTCCGTGTCGGCTTACTTGCGACCTCTTACGAGGTTGAACGTAAAGGTATGTTAGCATACCATAACTATATAGTCAACTAAGACTGTATAAACTGATACATTTTACCAAGTCTCATCATCTAGCACGTCTAGTTCTGGTTCTATTTGTAGTGTGACTTGCTTTTGTTCTGCCTCTTCTTCCTGTGTCTTATAGTTCCACTCATCTGTATGTCCTACTGACCACCACTTAGGTTCGGTTTCTACTGCATAGTTCTGTGTGCATACTTTAAAGTCAGGTGTCAATAGATTATCATTGTTGACCAAACTATTGTCAAA